CCTATTCATCAAACCAAGCACAATAATGATTGGGGACAGGGAAGTCCCGGAGCCGTGCAGGGAGCCTTTGAAGATTGGGCAGGTGTATTGGTTGGTTAGTGTACAGTCTGAGATACCGACAACTCTTCATTGGAGTGGTGGTAAAACCGATATGTATTGGTTACAACTAGGGTTGGTTCAACTCACAAAAGAAGGGGCAATCGCTCAAAGGGCGGCAACCCTCCGTCTATATAGGGGTGGGGTATGGCCGATCCAGACATAGAAGCGTTTAAAGAGTGGCTGTATTTTGGTCAAACCGAGGTTGACATTGATGATCTTAATAAGCCTTCTATAGAATTGGCTGAATCGGCAGGGAAAGCTGCCCTTGAGCATGCGATTGCACAGATAAAGGATTCTCGCAGATGTGTTGTGACCCTTATGGAAGCTTAAAAGAAATGGAAGAAGCAGCCTCTACTGGTATTTATTGTGCAGCCTGTGGTTCCCCGGTTAACGGAGATGGAGAATCTGCATATGGCTGCCGATACTCCCCTGTTGTCTGTGAAGTTTGTGGAGATAGTCCTTGTGACGGAAGTTGCTAATTAATATTAAATTTTAGGGAACTTTTATGACTACTAACGGTCTAATACCTATGGATGCTGAAAAAGAACTAGATGTTCTGTATGAGAATTGTGCTAAAAACTCAGACACACTGGCTGCCTTTTGTGTCTTACGTGAGCTATTAACCGTTCTGAAACAAGAAGTTTCTAAAGAGGAGCAATATGTCAACAGTGTGCGTAGAAAAACTCCCACACTCTTGCGGCGCTGATAGGGCACTTCAGGTTTTTGAGCAGGATGGGAAGTACACAGGTTATTGTTTCTCTTGTGGTACATATGTTCCTGATCCTTACAACGATAAACCTGAAGGCTATGCCCCTAAGATCGCAAGGAAAAGTAAAGAAGAGATTCTTAGAGAAATAAAAGAAATACAAGACTACCCCGTAGTCGCCCTGCTAGATCGGAAATTAAAAGTATCATCACTTGAGTACTTCGGTATTCGTATTGGTGTATCACAAGAAGATGGTGCCACACCTAAGCTCCATTACTACCCCTACACAGATGAAGGA